ATCCGCTTCGTCTTCTTCAAAAATGTCATCGTCAAAGTCGAGGCTTCCATCGAACGTCTCTTCGGTCATGGCGGTCCGGCTGGTTTCGCTGTTCTCCATGTCCTTGATCCTTTCCACGCCTATGGTTGGGCGTTCATTGTATTTTCAACCCTGGGCCGGACGGGTGAGGCGTTGATGTCCTCATTCGTCAGGGCGGGATTGAATTCGGTTGTTTGCTGCGGCTTCGGTTGGAGCATCTGCTCCAACATGGACTTGGCGTAATCCATAAGCTTCTGCCTGCTGGGGATCAATCTCTCGGGCATAGTCTCCAGATACATAGCCAGTTCCGCTGGTTTTTCCATGAGCCCGCTGGTGAAGATATTGCTGAGGGTCTGCACCTGCAGCTGCTCGCTGTACAGACTGGACGAACCAACGTCCACGCGCATGGTCATTTGAAGATCATCCAGCGTGGAGAAGTCGAAGTCCGTCATCTGGCGGTCCGACTTGCCGCCTTCTGCGGAAACATCCATCAGGACCTTGCGTTTTCCGTACCGGGCCCGGATGAAGTCCGCGATGATCCGGCAGGCAGCCTCCACGGTGTCCCTGTACCCCTGCTTCCTGAGCTCCAGCGGCTGCTCGTCCGCCTGCTGCAGGGCGATGATGGCGGATGCGTTGTCCGGGTTCACGTTGCCCAGCGTGGCGTCGGAAGCGCCCATGCAGTCCCGCGTGGCGTTCATAAGACTTTCCATGGCCGTAATCACGCTGGTGGGCACCGGTGCCGCCTCCAGGTACATGATTGCGCTACGAACGTTCGCAGCTGGACCGTGCGCTTTGATCATCTGGCCGGGGGAGCCGTCCCAGTCCGGGATCACGTCCGTGTTAACGACCGGCTGAGAGAAGCCAGTTTTGAGAGACTGCCAAATAATCCCGGCCCATGCCTTGTTGATGGCGATCTGATTGTCGATGAGGCCGGTGAGCATCGCCTGGCCGTGGCAGGAGGATTTGATGATCTCCCAGGAGCTCCACGTAAACGGATACAACTTCAGCTGCGTGTCCCACGGCTCGCGGATCACCGTCTCCTTTGTGGTTCGCGTTGCGTGAACGGTTCCGTCCTCCTTCCAGTATTTCGTCAGCACGCTGACCAGGGAGGAGGGGGAGTTAGCTTCCAACTGGTGCTCGTCGCTGTCGCCCTTGATAGACTGGACTTCTTCTTCGGGGACGCCGTTCTCCCTGGCTTCGTCCTGCACGTCGCCAAGATACAGTCTCTGGTGGATGATAATATACGGCTGTGATTGGACGTCTCGGCTGTATTGGTTTCCCGGGTAGAAGTTGATGTTCTCGATCAGCGAAGCGGTGACCATGCCGGGCACGTTCATACCACTGGGCGCGTCTGCGTCGAAGTCAAAATACACGCAGGCGTCGCCGTCCACACACTCGTTCCTCTGCGCCGTGCGCATAAGCGCCTTCAAATTCAAACGCTCGATCACGTTCTCCGCCTGGTCGGAAAGCATCTTGGCAACGCTGTCGTTCCTGGCATCGCTGATGAACGGAGTGAACCGTACCACCCAGTCGGAGGTCACCACCTTGGCGATGTGCATGCCGACTACGCGCCGCAGTCCGTTCACAACCGGCTTTGGCATGTCCTCAGCATCCACGCCGCGCCATTGGTCGCCGACGTAAAAAGCTTCGTTCAGCTCGTAATTTTCATACAGGCCGATGTCGGATTTGTAGTTTTGCCCGTCGTTGAATTCCCGCCAAATGCTTTCAGCGTCCGTCTTAATCTTCATGGCTGCCTCTTTCCCGTGTAGGCCATCATGTTGTTAAACTGTTTCTGGAGCTCTTTTTCCCGCTCCTGCTTCCGGATTGTTTCCTCGTCCATTTCTTTGCCGTTCAAACGCTCCACGGCAGCGCCGGTTTCGTTTTTTGCTACGGTCTTGGCGTCGGTGCCGTTGATGTACCTGATGGAAAACACGGCCAACATGGCACCCGTGGCAAGCCCGGCAAAAAAGTACAAGTAGATCATCTTCTTCCTCCGTAACTCAAAATACTGCGCTGCTGCTCCTGGATCGTCTTGCGCCTGCGGCATGTTTCCTCCACCGGCTTTTCCCCGGGCCGCGGCCTGCCGTCCATCATGTAGCGCAGCGCGTCCGGAGCGTGGGTTATATCGTGCGGATCCTTCGCCGCGTCCGACGGGTCGCCGGTTTTCGCGTACTGCAACTGGGGCAGGCACCGGATCAGCTCCTTGCAGGTAGAAAAGATCTTTAGCCTGGGGGACACGTTCCCGGCTCCGTCATCTACCGGGTGCATCCACTCCTTCAGGTTCAGCCATCCCGCGACCCGCGGATTGTTTACCGGTGTCCCTCTCAGGCCGGCGTGGGAGAAGGCTTCATAGATCGACACGCCGGTCTGAGAGGATCTGCCAAGGAGGTCGGCAGGCATGAACGTCGCGGCTATGGGCTCGGACCCTGCGTCCAGGATCATCCGTGCCGCGTCGCTCACGATCGTATTAGGCACACACAGCTCCCGGTATATGTAACCGTGCCCAACTTCGTCAAAAGCGCCCCATAAGCAGGCAAGCATGTCGAGGCCGTAGTCGATCGCTCGGTAGCATTGCCACCAGGGCTGTATCTCTATCGGGTCGACCACGTGCAGCTCCCGCCTGAACTCAGGGAAATACTGCCCGGAGAAAACGTCCCAGTCGCCGTCCAGCATGGCCCGGCGCTGGTCTTCCGGCAGCGCCATAAGGGTCTTGACGTAATCCGGATCCGCTCGCATGAGGACGGCGTTGTCCCACACCTTGGCAGGAATGAAGCAGTAGTCATCCGGATTCTCCGTGGACTTGTAGTCCCGATCGATGAACAGCCTCTTAACCCATGCATGGCCCACGTCGCCGGGGTTGCAGGTCAGATACATTCGCGGCTTGAAATCTGTCCTGGTGCCGCGCATACATGTGGTCATGTCCAGATACTGCTGGTACGTGAAATGCGTGGCTTCCTCAAGACCGATCACGTCGTACTCCTGGCCCTGGTATTGCCGTGTGTCCGGTTCCCGGTCACAATAACCAAGGACGATCTTGGACCCGTTGGCAAAGGTAAAGGTCTTGTGCCGCTCGTTGTACTTAGCTGCGCCGTACAACAGTTTCAGCAGCGGCTCCACATGGTTCTCCTGAAGCTCTTGCAACGTTCTTCGAAGAAGCAAGCATTTGATGCCTGGATACCGTCCGCACAGCATGACGAACTTGGTGCGCATGCCCCAGCTCTTGCCGCCTCCTCTGGCGCCGCCGTACATGATGTACTTATTACGGGCCTTGAAGAACTCAAGCTGCCGCGGATTCGGCGGCTCCCCAAGAACGATCTTTGCCTGGCTCATCCGCTGATCTCGTCGACCTCGGCTTCATTCATGCTCTTAAACTCCATCGAATATCCCGTGATGGTCGTTTCCTGCTCGACCTTGTCTTTGTAGCCGAGACAGTTGACGCCGAAAAACTTGGCAAACTGGGCGTTGTACCGCCCGGCCATGCTCTCACGGATCCACACACCCTCCTGGATCTGCTTTGCGCGCGCGTAAGCTCTGCAAAACTCTGGGTGCTTGTCTCTCCATCGTTCCAAAGTAACCACGTCAACACCGATAAAATTGGCGAAATCCTGGAACGTCGGAAACTCCTGCGGTTGCACAACAGGCTCTTCGCTTTTCACCTGTCCGTTGATGTAGAATGTCCGTTTATATAAGGGCTCCGTGGGGGGCTGATCAAAGAACTCGATCAGATCCTTGCAGTATTCTTTTTTGTACTTTGTCGGTCTGCCGCCAGCCATGCGTCACCTCGTCGCCTTCCGCTTCCGCATCCTTGCGGCAACGGTGCTTTTTACAGCGTTTCGGCGACTGATCTTTTCACCTGACACGCCGTCTTCGCTTGCCGCCAGGTATCCGGCCTGCTTGCTGTACACCCGCGGGCCAAACAGCTTTTCTTCTTTCTTTGCCGTGGCCTTGGCGCCAACGCTTCTGCCGGTCATGGTTCCGCCGACGAACACCTTCCCGTGGGTGCTTGGGCGCCTGGTGCTCGTCGTTTTCGGCGTCTTTTGCGTGGCCGGGTCGATCCAGTCGTCGCTTGGCGTCAGCGTTAAAAAATCATCGTTTTGCACCTTTTTCTTCATGTCGCCCTCCTTGGCCGTAGACTATCAAACAAAAAAGCAAAAAAAGTGCCATCTTTTGGAAATCAAAAAGGAGCTCCTTATGGGGCTCCCCGCGGTTCCGCCAGCATCTTGCAGGCTTTTTTGTCGATTCGAAAGACTTGCCTCCTGGAGTAGTTGCTCCGAAGGGCCACGGACACCCAGCTCAGTCTGAGGCAGTAACGTAAGAAGACTACTTTCCGCCAGCTGGGCGGAAGCGCCGCCAGTGCCTCCTCCAGCCGCATCCGAAACGCCTTCGCCTCTGGAGATCTGCGGTGATGGTCTGACATCCGCCGGTATTGGTTAAGCTCCACGCGGGTGATCATTCCTCC